ATTAATGATAAAGTTGTAGCCAGTAACTTCGGTTCCATCTTTCTCTTGCTGACGCCCAAGAATAAAGATGTTGTCCGCTGAATAATAACTCCCAGTACCCCCACCAACGATATCTTTGGGAAACATTCCAATCTCTTTATATGTATGATTCACTACAACCATAGGAATGTCTTTTAGGGTTAAGTGAGGTGTTACCATACGGAACAATGACTTCATCTGTTTGGCACGACTCATGTCTGCAACAGACTTCTGATCCAACGCATCTTCAACTTCTTTCTTGGAAGCCAAGTTACCGATGGAGTCAATAACAATCATGACACGCTCACCACGTTCAATGTTTTGTAGCTGTTGCATAATGTCAAACTTCAACTGCTCAACATCAGTAACTGGTGTATGAACTACACGCTCAGTATCAATTCCAAATGCATCAAAGTAAGACTGCGGAGTACCAAACTCAGAATCGTAGAACAACAATGCAGCATCTTCATATTTGTCTAAGTATGCACGAGCCATTAGTAAACTAAAAGCAGTCTTAAAGTGTTTACTTGGTCCAGCCCACATTGTCAGTCCTGGAGTTAAACCACCATCAAGACGACCAGATAACGCTACGTTGATGACTGGAATGGTAGTAGGAATCATATCCTTCTTTGTGAAGAATTTAGATTGGGAAAGGATAGCAGTATCCTTAATTGTAGAATTCTTCTTAATTTTTTCTAAGATCGACATAATTAACCTTTCACAAATTTAATTAACTGGGACTCATTTAATAAACCAGTTTTAGATTTTACAGTGTTTCCATGTTCGTCAACAAGTACTAACATTGGGACTCCTCGAACTCCATATTCCATGGCTACGTTCATATTTTTATCAACATCAATTTCTTCTATTGGTATACCGAGATCTACAGTTTCCATAACCTTAGATAATGCTTTGCATGGACCACACCAATCAGCATAAAATTTTAACAACTTCATATTAGACCTTCCATCTATTTTTATTATACACTAAATTTGTTTGCAAGACAATTAAGGATTGCTTGGGTGGTGTTTCACATCAAATACAAATGTAATACGAACTACATCTCCAACATTTTTAGTTCCATGTAATAATTTATTATTAAACCATAGCAAAGTTCCAGGTTCTACTCTTACAGTTTCTCCACCAACTGTATAGTCATATACGCCTTGTATTGCAAGGTGATATCTATCTCTTGTTTGGTAGTAAGATCCAATGTCAATATGTTGTCCAACCTCTCCACCAACTGGTAAGGATAAAAACCCACAACGACTAATTGATTTAATATATTTTTTTAATACATTTATAACTTCTGTATGGTGAAAAAACGCAGGAGTTGGAACGCAAGTTTCTGTATCACCAACATATTCCCCTTCTTTTTCCACCCCACCCATTATCAACTGTAACACACCTGCTTCAATTTTTGGGAATCCATATTCTTTATCTTCAACCAGATCTGCTACACCATCAATATTTTTCTGAGCACCCCAATCTTCTTTATATTCTTTTAATTGATCTAAAATTTTAGATACATCAATACCTGTTTCTATGATTCTAATATTATCCAAAGAAAGACTCCAATGATGTTTCTTCTTGAGTTTTCCAACCAAGGGATTCAATAACAATTTGAAGAGCATCCGTAAATACTTTCTCAAACATCTTATCGTAATCTATGTATGGATGCACTCCTAGTTCTTTTGGTAACTGTGTAGTAAAGGCAATTACATCTTCCTGCAAAGGATTGGGTGTTCGTAGATAAACAAACTTGAGTTTATCGCCATCTCTAATCGCCTGATACTTATTCTGAATACCCAGTCGCTTACAGTGATGATTAAACAATAATGCTGCACGAACTTGAATGGGTGTGCCCTTCGTATAAATGGGTGATCCAGCGTATTGCTTTAGACCATTACAAGAACGAGGGAATGCAATATCCTCAACTGGCATCTTATCAAACTCATGTTTGAAGTCCATCACATACTTATGTAGATCCGCTTCAGTTCCATGCAGAATAACTTCCAACGAATCATGCAGCTTGTCACGAATAACCGCAGGTGTACTGGACTTGACCATTTCCAAACCCATAACCTTAACTTTAGGCTTCGCAAATTGAACTCCTTCCGAGTTATGAACATTAATAACATATCGTTTCTTCGCAGTCCAGATGGCTTTATCGGCAAGAACCTCTCGCTTCATTTGCATCTTTTGAGAATACGCATTCATGTATTCAGCAAGTTCCTGGTATCCCTGATCAATGAATGGTTGAATAACTTCTTCGCAGATACGATCCATATACTTAATCTTACCTGCAGTATCTTTATCGACAGCAACTTTCTCGACTAGATTTTCTAGAGTTAGATAGATCGAATCTGTATCAATCGCAACTACATAATCTTGATCCTCAGTCTTAAGAGTTTTATTAAGCATGGCATTCAACTTATTGGCCATCCAACGAATGGACAACTGACCAGAAATTGTAATACCCTCAGCCATACGAATATCAAAATACCTACAATATGCGTTACCAATCGCACCATATGCAGAGTTCAAAGCAATCTTCATGGCCATCTGTAGGTTATTCAGTCTGCTAATTTCTTTCAACAAATGTTTCTTACTTTTATCATGCTCATACTCTTGTTGAATTTTCAGCATCTGTTTTTTGAACTTGGAACGATTACTATACATTATTTCCATAAGTTCTGGTAAAAACCCCTTAACATCTCGGCGATAACACCAGCCATTGGCAGTCAAAGCAAGATCCCTACGTTTACAATATGAGGTATCAACTTCTTTTGCCAACAACTTGTCAACGGTGACAGAGATCTTTTCATCAGTAAGAGTCTCTGGACTGATGTTGTATTGCATAATCAAGTGGGGATACAGACTGTTCAAGTCAAAGGATGCCATCCACTTATGCTGCCCAATCAGAGGATCTTTAACGAATGCTCCTTCGAATTGCGCATTCTTACCCTCATTGCTAACTTTGATAGGGATAACAATACCTTTCTTACGTAGGTGATTATAAATGATAGCTTCCCACATACGAACCTGCGAGTAAACATCCTGCGGGTTGATCTTTGCCTGATAAGCCATGGTCAGATGCAGTTCAATCAATCGCATCTTGTCTTCCAGTTTATCAACCAACTCTACGTCATGGATGTTATATGCAACAAAATCCTGCCAGTGTTTGGTATAGAATTCTTTAAATGTATCTCCAGGATTCTCTTTTTTCTTGTCACCGAGTTCTTGGTCAGCGATGTAATCCAAACGATACGATTCTTGTTTAGTATATGTATACTTTTTGTAGAGTTCCAGATAGTCTAGCTGACTAATACCAGAGATATCGTAATGTTGTTCTTCGTTACCTTTGATAAAGGTATTACGTTGGTTAATGAGTCCCCAAGGACTGATCTTTTTGGCAAACGATTCACCCAACTCACGATTGATGCGGTTGATCAAATATGGTACGTCAAAGAAGTCAGTGTTCCATCCAGTGATGATGTCTGGATAATTTTGTTGCCACCAGATAATGAAGTCCTTTAGCATAGCCATCTCAGTTGTGTATGCCTGATAAGTCACATTATCACGATGGTTATTATAAAGATCTCCAGTTGGCGAGTAGCCGAAAGTCATTACAGTTTTCTTCTGAAGATCCTTGACAGTGATTAGAAGAATCTCTTCTGAGGCAGAACGAATATCTGGGAAACCAGATTCAGTGGCAGTCTCAATGTCAATAGTGAACACTTTAATCTGTTCGATATCCCAATTGATATCTTTTTCATAGGTGTCGCTGATATATTGATAACTGTAGTTAGTCTGACCATATACATTGAACCCAGCAACGTCTTCGTATTTCTTTACGAATTCTTTTGTTTCTTTGATAGTTCCAGGTTTCATCTCATCGACATAAGTGCCGTCAAGAGTGCGCCATTTAGATGGCGTCTTAGAAGTGACAAAAAGCGTAGGGTAGAAATCTACCTTACGCATATACGGTTTACCGTTTTGATATCCTCGAACGAGGATCTTGTCACCCCATTGCTGTGCTGTGGTATAAAATTCCATTAAACTGATTTTCCATACATTAATTGTAGTGCGTCAAGAGCGCAGTCATGTACAGGCATATGCTTGATAACTTCGTGCCTTTTAAAGAGTGGATGAACAATATCACAATATCCATTGGTGGTTCCATAAAGAATATCAATCGCTGTTCTGACGTCCCTCCACATATTATACCCTGTGATTTCTTGCAAGCCAAATTTAACTGCGAGGGAATCAATTGCTAACTGATCTAACGAACCACGTGCCCACATTGTTTGTTTATCTGCATTTGGAAACTTTGCCATGTAGTCATAGAACCTTTGCATTCCATTCTCAACAGTCATGTCCTCACGAGAGGGATGTAAACTAACTTGTTTTACATAGTCGTGTTGTTCTTTCCACCACTCAAGCGTGGACTTTGAAACAGTTCGACCAACACCCATCTGTTCCTTTGCATTAAACTTAACAAAACATGCATCGTCAAGTAGATCTTGATATGTAGGTCTTTTCTCTGGGTCAAAATGAATCAACGCTGCCGATAGAACGACAGCGTTTGACTCAACCCCCAATGTCTCGCAATCGAAGATGAACATTACTTGTTCTCATTTACATAGTCAGGAGGAGTAACAAATACATCCATCTTTTGTTCATCAGTCCAAGATTTACAGTAGTCATTATCGATATCGCAGATCTTTAGAATCTCTTCTCGAGTAACCTCACGTGAACTAACAATAGTTTCACCAATATGTTTCTGAGAAAATTCTTTGTATTCTTCGAGTGCCACAGTGTCTTCTGCATATTCAATTGGACCACATTTAGCGTCTGCAGGAACTTCAACCACATATCGCTGACGAAATGTAGAGATACACTCAACCATTAC